TTCAAATCCAGGAATACGTTTAAGACCAGAGTACATCTTTGGATTTTTAAAACAAATAAAACCTTGCAGATGAGGAGTACCTTCTTCACCAACTTCCAAGCCATAACCAGCAAATTTAACTTCGTCACCCTGCAAGAACGTTTGAATATTCTGAGTTTCCTCAGACGTATAATTGTTAAGTGTAAAACACACAGAACGAGATCGTTGAACAGTAGGAATAGATGCTTGCATTTATTTGATTCAGGCTTGAAATTATGATATGTACTACATACTATATACTATTTCATAGCTAATTCACTTGAGAGAAAATCCAGGAGACTATAAATTTGAGGAGACCGAAGAATCAAGGAGGCATAAGATTCACTCAAGTCCGTTCATAGTTATCCCTTATAAAACCCCATAATATGCTTAGCAATTCCGGTTCCTCGAGGAAATTTTCTTTTACTCATAAAACTCGCAAAGGCACGACGGCGTTGCAATGCTTTAACCTTCGGTACAACCTTGTTGCGAAAAAACTTCTTAAGAACACCTCTTGCACGTCTCCACGGTCTCAAATCGTCCCCATGTTGATATTGTGCTTGCATAACTCGCATTTTGGATCCTCGTACAGGTATACCTCGAAGACCAAAAGCGTTACCTACGTAACGACTTCTAAATCGCTGTAATGCCATTCTCTGACGATATGACATAGGAATAGCTACTCTTGCGCGTACCATTTCAAGCAAAAACAATTACAAATAAATTCTAATACTATATATAGCATGAAATTGTGACGTATATACTAAATACTACGTATTCTAATACTATATAACTCCTCAATTCCTGGGTGCACAAAAGTTTAGTGCACAGAAGTGACGGGGTAATACTGAACCCGTCACTTAAGCAGCACCTTGTCCGGACTGAGCACCAGTTCCCAATGTATCAGACTCCACGTTAATAAATCGAACATTAGTATCGGCTATACCAGAAATCATATCCTGGGTTGAAACCATAACTCCAAATTGATCAATTCCAGCAGTACCTTCAGCAAAGAGAGTAGGCTTACCAATACCAGGTGTACCTCTCATCCTGATATACTTATCACATATCACTTTAATACAGGTATCACCCATGCCTGTTGCAACGTTACCTGCGGCTTGAACAGTATCGCTCCAGTGACGAACAATCAACCCACGAGTCTTTTCCCATTTAGATGGAAAAACTGTAACAGTAGACCCATCGGCTAGACCAGCAGAAAATTCCTCTGAACTAAAGTCAGAATGTCCAACAAATCCAGGTATGACTACATCATACTGAATCTTCCCACCTGGAGGAACCTTAACAACCTTGCGGTTCACGACACGATAATTCCTATTAAATGTCTGCATATTAGATGTCAATGTATACCCAATGCGAACTTCGCGTTGAGCTCTTGTCTCATTAAAGGACGAATCAAGCGGATTATGATTGTTCCTAAACGACTTATTCTGCTCGTAATCCTTGTACATACATGCGAGAGGAGAAGATTTACTCTCAGAAGTAGTAAATTGGGTCAAAACATTGGTATAAGTTGCAAAGTCCATTATTGGCCTCTTCGGTTGAATCTCAATCAACTCAACAAAACAACTCCACGTTTGACAATTCTCAAAGTAAAACGTCTGTTTATAAGTCTCAAGCATTAATTGCCTATTCTGCTCATTATAAGCATTTAATGAGGGCTGAGTTGTAGTCTCCTGACTTGCATCTAGTAAATGATTATCCCTCAGTTTCCCTGCTAAGGTCATCCACTCGGTAACAGAAAGACATTCAAAATAATGAAGCTTCTGTTGACCAGCAGCAGCTTCCATAACTTGAGTAACGGTTATATTCCCAGGTGCAACAGCACCTTGTTCCCTAGGATAAAACTTCATGGTTTTCACAACCATAGGAGGCGCAATAGTATCCCATATACGCCTGGTTCCCATATGACGGGGATCAATACCACCACCTTTCTTAGAAAAAACGGTAACTGATCCCTGTTGACCAGTACGATACTTCTTAGAAGACACACGAGGTCTAACTTTGCGGTCAAAATATGACATTTTATTTTAAGAATGCTTGAAATTGTGATGATGGGCTGCCGCCCCCCCTAAAGGGGACCCCCCGCCCTTTTCAGAATGGAATAATATATATATATATGTTACATAGATTTAGCTAAAGTAGCAAAGTGTACTACATGTTCAATTCTCCTCAAAAGTTGACCGTGATCTTCTTCGGTTCGACCCTCCCAGGTATCCGATGGTCCCTTCGGGGTCGTAATGATCAATTTCTTCGAAGCGAACTGCGTCGTCGAACCCTTCGACTCCACCGTCATCGGATAACGATCCATCAGTCTCAAAAGACATGCAAACGTAGAAAAATCCCTGCGATAATCGTCGATAATCACAACATCCTGCTGTTCGTAACCACACCACCATTTGTTCGTCGGATCTTTCACGTAAAATGAACTCTCGGAAGCCATTTCGAATGCCTTCTTCGATTTCCCGGTACCAGTCGGTCCCCAAAACCAAAACACCTCGGTCTTCCAGTTCCTCGAGGGAGCTTGCAAAGTTATCAATCTCTCGATCCCCTTATGAAATTTTACAAATTGAATAGGACACTCTTCAGCTACATCACGAATACGCTTACCAGATTCCACAAGTGAAATAACTTCATCCAAATCTGACCGCTTGCCTTGCTGAGGTTTGACACCAAACTCTTCGTACTGTCCCTGCTTGGAACAATATGTAATGTTCTGGTCCACGGTACCTTTCATGGTTTCAAAATGCATACGTTCAAATCCAGGAATACGTTTAAGACCAGAGTACATCTTTGGATTTTTAAAACAAATAAAACCTTGCAGATGAGGAGTACCTTCTTCACCAACTTCCAAGCCATAACCAGCAAATTTAACTTC